CAGCCATCGACTGACCGATCGAATTATTAAGGTCGCCTGCGGCATTGTTGGTGACCTGGGCCTCTTGTGCCGACCGAGATTGTCCAGCGCCGACAAACTTGTCCTGGATCGACGGCAGAACATTCTTCATGAAGTTCTGCGTGAGACCTTGGGTAACGTATTTTTGGTTTGGATTTAAGAGATTGGATACGTCTCCCTGCGATACAGCCGTAGAACCCTGCTTCGTTGCTGCCGCGGCTTGATCAAGATATGGCTGGTAGGTACCCTGTGTATTTTCAGCTTTCTTCCACGCCGCCTGTGTGTCTGCCGATGGTGCGGCAACGTATGGGCCGGTCCAGCTTTCGTACGGCTTATTCGCAAGGTCCGTCGCCCTGCTGGCAAGATTTTGGTAGTCGTTCGAAAGCCACTCAGGGCCATGGACGGATGACGAAGAATTTGTCCTTGCCCCCTTTCCGGAACCAAAAAGAGATTGAAGGCTCATTTGGATGCCTCTTTCAGGTATTGGATGGGATGCTTGATGCGAGGCTGATGCTGTTTTGCCCCAGCGTCGTTAGCAATGGCTTTCCGCATTTCGTCAAGCCGACGAGCCCCGGCTTCGTTACTGCCTTGACCAATTCTAGAAACATCCCCAGCCGTGAGAACGTATTCTCCATCGGACAGGTACGACGGTATGGAGTCTGAAGTTCCGTCGCCCTGGCCTCGCACGTAAAGTGGTTCCGAGTTTTCACCTACTGCTTGGCCCAAGTAACTCCCGCCGTGCGCATAGCCTTTTGAGCCCTCCATGTACTTCTTGATGGACTCCAGCACGCTAGTGTGATCGGTCGACTGACCGGGAACGGTTTCTGAAAACTTTGATCCGTGCGGCTGCGCCGAGGCAAGCGCGCCTGCAGACTGATCAACGGGAGCATAGGTCTGCGATCCAGCGTCTTGAGCCTCACTCCCGGGCCCTTTCATAATTTGGCTTGCTGGGTCGCTGCCCCCGCCAGGGCCAGCGGGGGCACCACCACCGCCGCCCATCATTCCTGCTAGACCACCTCCGCCGCCACCACCGCCCCCACCACTTCCACCGATCATTTTCAGGATCGACCCAAAGCCACCGCCTGCGCCACCGGCACCACCCGCCGCAGCCCCACCCGCCGCTCCACTGGCGGCCCCGCCGGCTGCACCACCTGCTGCACCGGCGGAACCCGCGGCCCCGGCCGCGCCGGAAGCCGCTCCGGATGCGGCGAACATTTTTGCAATCATCGGAAGAAGTGCCCAGAACATCTATATCTCCACCATCTTGGTCCAGCGGATTTCCTCCGGTGCAAACCCGAGGCGCTTAAGAATCGGCTTCATGTCCTGGTTTTCCTTGTCCGAAATTACGAGGCATGAACCCGCTCCGCCAAAGTCCTGCATCTGGTCGGCGCAGTACTTGACGAAGAAATAGAGACCGAAGCCCCTGCGATATTCCGGTTTCAGGTAAAACGTGTCGTCGATGCAGAGTTTGAGATTTTTGTAGTGCGCGCTTGGACCAGTGACGATGATGAAATAGCCGACGAGTTCGCTGTCGTGGCGAGCCGTGCAAATGCGGAGGCGGCCCTGTTCCTCGAACGTCTCGTAAAATCCGAAGTCAGGATCGACGGGGCCTTTGAGATGCTTGTAATAGGTAAAGGCCGTGCCGTGATCTTGCATAATTGCGGCAATGCCCTTCAGGCATTCGGCCAAGGGCTCGACGGCATAGATCACGGGAGTTTCGGCGGCGGCAGTCATCGCGGCGTCCTTTGGGGATCGCCGGCGGGAGTGTCGCCAACGCGGGGTGCGGCAAGGATATTACCAGGGAGGGCGGCGTAGCGAAAGACCCCATAACCTGGGTCACAGACCGTTCCGCTGTGCGCTATCGTAGACCCGCGCCGCCCAATCCTGCCATTTCTCAAACCCGGCATGGTCTGGAATCTCGGTCGCAATGGGTGATTGGGCCTGCTTGAGCTGGGTCGCGTAGGCCCGCCAGTGCGTTTCATCGGCCGGGGCCTGGGGTACCCCGCCACCGCTTTGCTGAATCGACGACGAGGTTTGAGCCGCCCAGGCGTCAAATCCGATCATAGAGGGATTTACCGCCATTACTTCTTGCCGATCGCTGGGGCCGCGCCACCAGTGCGGTGGGCATCGCCCCTTGTGGTGTGAAGGATCGTCTTTCCTGCGACGAAGTTCCCCCCAAGCGTATTGCTCTCAAAGCGGATGCTGGCAAGGCGCCGCGCATCCTTGAACCCGATGAGCTGTTCCGCTGGCGTTTTGGGAATGGCTTTGATGACAGACGGGGTTCCATCGACCGGATCGGCCTTGGCATTCGCTGGACCGGTAACTGTAGCGGTCATGTCTCCGGACTGAATAAAGTCCGGTTCCATCTGACCAATCGACATTCCTTCATCGGCGGGGGGATCAAGGCCGGGACCGCTGATAACCGGCGTCGTGTAATAAGCCCTGATCGGCTCTGGCTTTCCGTCGACCAATTTGTCGAACCCGCACTCGTGAGCCCAAAGGGTGTAACCTGTGTCTCCCTTCTCGACGCCGCCCATGACGGGATAGTGCGTTCCCTGCGCAAAATACCCGGCGCCGCGGCCACCTTCCGGAAGTTCGGTGTCGTACCAGCAATTTTCGCGGACGTTGAAGATCGCGGCATGGCTCGGCTCCGTCGCCCCGAACAAAGGGGCGCAAAACCAAATTTCCCCAAACCGAGGGACCTTATAGGCAAACGACTTACCAGCAGCATCCCAATTTATGTTGTCGAAGAACCAGTCGGCATTGAAATTGTTCACGGCTTCGACGACGGTTCCATTGTAGACCATGAACTGATCGACACCGGCCCAGAAATAGAGCGAGTTGTATTCAATGACACTTTGCGGCGACAGAATGGAACTCGACGGCGAAACCGTATTGAACGAAAACCCACCACTCGCTGTTCCAATAAACTGAGCGAGGATTAGTTCCGAAAGGCTCCAGAACAGTGCGGCCGGTCCGGCCGATCCACCACGAACCGGCATACCAGCGATGATCTTCTGCGCAGAGGCGCGGGCGCTCCCGGCTCCGGACGATCCGCCTTGAAGACCAAGGGTCTCCGGAAGGTTTGGCGCCGACCAGCCGACGTATCCGTTGCTGTCAAAGTCGAACAGAAACGATTTTATGCAAGCAATACCGCCGGAGATTTTGGGAAGATAATAGGAACCGTCGTCTTGGTAGGAATAGTGAATTGGCTTTAATTTGTCGGACTTTGTAACATCACCGATGAACGGAATCGTTCCAACGTCCGAAGCGTTGAGCGAGATGTCCGGAGACGAGTGTGCAATGATCTGCGTCACCTTACTGGTCGAGTCAAACATTGCGTCAAGCGTCCATCCCGACTCAGGGCCAGATGCAAAAACGTCCGGCGTTCTATCATGGTGTTCGAGAAAATTTCCGTTCCGATCCATGATAATTTGTTCGAGGGACGCCCCAGTTCCGACGTGAACGTAGATTTTTGAGTTTTGATAGAACATGTGCACGCGGCGGGGCTTTCCGGACAAACTTGAATAGACGTTCTTGTAACCCGGCATCTTGCGGGGCCGCCCGTTTTTGAACCGCGTCCATAGTCCGTCAATGCAGACATCGGAGTCGAGCGCGGTTCCGTCTCGCTGTATTCCTGGGGGAAATTTTAACTCCTTGTGATCCTCAGCCATTAGGACACCCAGCGAAGGATAATAACGCCGTTTGTGCCGTTGCCGCCGTTGGTAAGGGTTCCGCCGTTTTCAGCGCCTCCGCCCCCACCACCGCCGTGACCAGTACCGTTATTTCCAGTGAGTGCGGATGCCTGATTTCCACCCCATGACGTTGCTCCCCCTTGACCCAAAGGATTTGACCCGCCAGCGCCCCCGACGGCAATCGAATTTCCTAGGTATTGGCCGTCACCTCCGCGCCCGACTGTCGGTTCGTCCGAATCTAAAAGGGTAAGTGACCCCGCACTTACTGTGCAGGTTCCCGCCGATCCACCTGTTGACGGCCCACCAGCAACACCGCCCCCCCCACCACCAAAGTTAAAACTTGCCGACCCATAAACAAACGTCGATGCCGTTCCGTCCGTTCCGTCCGTTGAACCAGACCCACCGTTTCCTCCGGTTCCGATCGTGATTGAAGCGACCTCACCTGCGTCCATTCCGGAGAACGAGAAGCGGCCATATGCACCCGCGCCACCACCGGCGCCACCGTTTCCGTTACCACCGCCCGGCCCTCCTGACGCGCCACCTCCGCCGCCCGCTCCCGTTACTTCGAACACTGTGTTTGTGTCCACGGTATCATCGAATGTGATTGAGCTTCCGGATGTGAAGGTTCTCGTGTGAAGTTTTGGCCCAGGCGGGTCCTTCCATAGAACATATTTTATCGTGCTGTCGGTATCGTCGACATACATCGTGAGAATTTGCTTATTGAGACCTGGCGCTAATGCCTCCCAGTAATCTTTTCCTCGGAATACCGTCGCCCCCCGAGATGTGGAATAGTTATCAAGCCACGTTGTCACCGGGTTCATTAGTTCCCAGCGATCGGCCCCCTCGTTGAGACGAAAGATTGCATCGAAGTTATTTCCAGGTATGTCGTTTGGCGCGAGTTCTTTTCCGCCAAGCTTTGTAATGGTGCGAGCCGGATAGTTGTCGACCTTCAAGGTTGGGTCGACCACCGTGTTTGCGGTGTGCATCCGAATTCCGATAACAAGACCGTCATTGAAAAACGGAATTAGCGGAGTGAACGTGGAAGTGTAGGCGTCACCCGCACCGGCCGAGGCAGACCACTGAATTCCTTGGTTGTAGCAAAACGGAACCCACCAGTGTTTATCTCCATCCGTGAAAACAATGGCGGAACTGCCCTGGGTTATTACAAATGAAACACCATTCTCATTTCCGTTGACCGCATCTGTGCTCACGGGAGCTAATGTAACGTCGCCACCGTATGCGTAGACCGCAAAAAGAAACCGGTCATCGATGCCATTGTCACTGTCGGTACTGTCCGGAAGACTTATTGTCAGTGCGGTAGTACAAATAAAGGCCGTATTGGCTGAATCGCTCGTCAGAGACTGATTGGATGCAGTTGTTGCCTCGGTGAATGCGCTTGGTCCAATGCCAAGTAATTCGAGTGCCGCCGCGGGGGTCAAAACCTTAAATAGGCTGATACCGAGCGTTGTGCCACCAAAGTTCACCAAAGCGGCATCAGATGAGGTTGCGCCCGTTCCACCTCCGGAAATCGGGATCACCGATGGCGCACCGCCAAAAGTGACGAACCCTGTCGCCCCGGCAACAATGATGGTGGAATACGGGGTTCCGTCAGGGTTAGCCGGTAGCGTGATGCTGGCGTGGCCGTTAATTGTGTCGGTTCCCGTCGCTGAAATAGTAAGCGTTCCGGTTCCGTTATTTGTAGCCAGGAACCACCACCCGACAGTTAGGGTCGAAAGCGCGTCGAGTTGGATAGTCCCGTTAACGCCCGTCCAGACAAATCCTTTGGCCCGGTAATCCGCGGTAATAGCTTGGTTTGTCGCTGCCGATACCGTCAGAATTTGAATCTGCAGTTTGTCGATGATGGCTTGGAGTCCGGCGCCGGCCAGGGCTGCGGCCTGCGCATTGCTGGTCGTGGCGCCGAGTTGGACGGCCTGCCACGCCCCGGAGGCCGTCGAATTGTCCTCCAGAACAATGACCCAGCTCTGCCCGGCCTCAATTGTCCCGATTAGTGTTCCAACGCTATCGGTCACGCTGAATGTGTAGGCGCCAATATTAGTCATAATGGCGGCAACGCCGGGAGTTCCAATCGTCGCGTCAGGCATGATCAAGGATAGTGATGCAGCGCTCGCAACACAGTTCATCCAGGCCGCAACGTAATTGGCACCTTCAAGGGACTCGGTAGGCCAGACCAGCGACGTACTTACCGTGAACGTCAGGGGCTCGTATTGCACCTGGGCGGGCTTGACGGGATTACCAGTGAATTTGTTTGCGAAGCCGGAAGTCATGTGGATTTCCTCTCGGTCGAGCGGTCGAGAATACGCTGAAGGTCTTGGGTCTGAAGCAGTGCTACCTGTTGGTTCCAATAGGTCTGCCAGACCGGAATGCGGTCATCACTTTTGAGGAATGGCGCCGCTTCGAGCAGGGCGCCGTAGAGCAGAAGCGAAGGCGTGTAGATCGTGAAAAAGTTGGTCTGCGTTGTTTCATCGAGTAGCATCGGCTGAAGGTATGCAATGATTTCTAGTGGGTACGTAGACGGCGGCGTCGGGCAGACCAGCCAGTGCTGGAGGTCATAGTCGGCGTAATACTGCGGCGGAAAATCGGCGTTGGTGACAGAGTCGTCAGGCCAGAAGTTTCGGCAATACTCCAAGCTTCTTGGAAGCAAAAGGGTGCGCGTGTTGTTTGTTGCGCCAGCCCCATATGAGATCGAAACAGTCTGGCGCCAGCGATCTGGCTTGGTGACGATCGGCTGGCCCTCGGTGAGGCCGGTTCCGTCGACCAACACTTCTACGGCTCCAAGAAGTTTCAGCGCTGTCATGATGTTCCGCTCAGCCTGATTGATAAGCCGAGGAATTTGATCGAACACCGTGGGGTCGCTGGAGGCCGATCCGCCGCGCTCGATGTAGCGCGTAACGTCACCAACCAATGACGTGTAGTTGACATTCGTCGCCATGGGCTAGAACGCCTTCCATGTGTTGAGTGTCGGTATGTATTGAAGATCAACGGACTGCCAGTTTTCGATTAGGCGGTAGTTTGATAGACCGTCAATATTGTCGTCTATTCCTGGGGTTATTGTGACAGCAAGACTTCCTGCGTTGCCAAGGCAATCGGCAACGGTTAGTCGCTTGGCAAATGATAAACCACCCGGAAGCAGGATGGTCGTGGCAACCGAGTTTGCTACCCCAATAAAAGTATCGGTGGAAAGTGCTTCATAACTCGCGCCCTCTGTGATGATTGTTGGGATGGCTGCGCCAATTAGTTGTCCAGCCGGGATTTTGTAGGATCGTCCGCTTTGGACAATCACAACATATCCAGAACTTAGTATCTGCTGCGCCGCGGGGCAGTTCAGCGTGAACTCGGTAAACGTTTCTTCGCCAGAAGCCATGAGACCCTCACATTGGATAAATGCCAAGATTAAGCCAGCACACGGTGCCGTCGCCGTTACTTTCCGCAAAGATTTTTATTCCGCTGTCGGAAAGAAGATGTAATCCAGCATCCACCGGAATAAATGTGTCGGCGGTGATAAGATATTTTGCGCGATCATCGTCGGTAATACTTAGAAGTCTGGCATCGTCGAGAATTCGTACAACCGCTCCAATACCCGTGTCGCTCGTCAGGGCGATGTAATCTCCGAGAAGGACGCCTGGCTCGGTGGGCCAATCTGGAGGCGATGAACCTGATGTTCCACCATGGACGCACATCCACCAATTCTGCGGAAGAACCGTCGTATCGAGATCAACGTTCAACGGAGTGCAGGTATCTCCTGCACGGTATAGCTTGTTTTTGTGCCACGGCCGCGCCGGGCCAAGGCGATCAACCGTAAACGGCTTGTCGGTGAACAGCGGAACCGGGACCGCGCCAGAATAGGCGAGCGCCAGAGATTCATCCGGACGCGGGTTGGTAACTGAGACGCGATCTGCGGGCGGAGCCGGAAGCCTATATGGGTCGTAGATGTCCTTGCAGCCGTCCGGGCACACCATCAGACCTGGCGCGTTGGGGTCAGGCGTAAGTTCGTCGCGAGGATAGGCACATTTACAGCGCGCGCAGATTCCAACGTCGAGTGTTGTATGCCCAGTAGTGTTGACGAAAATTGCCATCAGTCCCTCACAAACTCTGGCAAATCTGGAAGCGGGACCATCTTCCCGGCCAGCGCGTGCGTGCTGTCAGGGCAAAACTGAATCTGGCCGGAATTAAGGATGTAGTGGCAACAACCATCGAGCGCCTTTCCGTCCGGACCGAGGCGCCACTTTCCCGTCCACTTGCCATTTTCGTTGATGCACTGTTTGCCGGTAATCCGCACGGACGGAGAGAAGGTGGGCACGTCTACGTTGCCATCAAACGTCCAGTTCGGACCGCCATTGCGCGTGAGCGAAATGCAGTGCATCTCCTCACAGCCAGGGCACCAGTGCGAATATCCCTCTGACGTCTGGCGAAGTTTTCTGCTGACCTGACTCATCGAAAAATCTCCGCAATTATTTGGTGTAACACGCAAGATTTGGCGTCATATGGATCGGACCTGGAGTTCTTTCCTCGCTCCACGCAAGGGCTTCTGCACGGGTCGCGCCATCCTCGCAACGCTGGGTCCGTCGAGCTTTCTCCTGGATTCGGGTGGCGCCATCCATGCTGGCAAGACCCGTGGTGTCGTCGGGAAGTTCGTCGACGAGGCGAGACGCGAGCCGCCAGATCACCGCCTCGTACCAGCGCTGCGGAATTTCCAGGACGTCAGAGAACGCGCCAGGGTCTTGGATGTAGCGGCGCATCACCGACGAAACCGTTCCGTTGTAGAAGGCTTGCGTGTTCGGCACCGGCCAAATCTTCAGGGTAGGCATAAGCACGTTGCGCTCGACGTAGCACTGAACGGCGCGCTCACCGGAGTACTGCTTGTTTGGCAGGTTGTAGTAGTCGTCGATCGAGATCATTCCCATCTCGATGTCTTGGCTGTTCGAGCAGAAGTTCAACTGGTTAAGAAGCCAGGAACCTGCCGAGGTGTACTGGATGCGGAGATATTCCGTGGTGATGACCGGATCGAGTTTGAAGTATGACCACTGGCCGCCGGTGAAGGTTGTGACCGGAAGGGTTTTGGCGGCCGAATAGTCGTCCCCATTTTTTGAGGTCAGAAGGGTCAGCGCTGTGGTCACGCTGGCGGAGCCGCCCCAAAGCACGCCGATGCCGTCGACCGTTTGGTCTACGCCAAAGTCTACTGACACCGATGGATTAGGGCCGGGAACTGTCACATCATCGTTTGGCGCGCCTGCGAACAGGTCAGTCCCATCGGAGCCATCCGTTAGCGTCGCGTCGTTCCGCCAGGGCCAGAAACTGCGCCAGTAGGCGTGTCTGACATCGACGGTTCCGTTTGGGGTCAGGACATCGGCCGAGCCGATGCCGACGCTGAGGACGCTGAACTGCTGGGTCCAAAGCGGCCAGGACACGTTCACCAGTTCGGACAGAAGGGTGTAGAGGCAGTCGCGTGCGATTATCTGGGACTCGCCGGCCAGTTTCGCAGCACCTAGCCCTGTTGATCGGCGAAAGGCGTGGTCGATCACCTGCTGGACGGTCAGGCGGTATTGAGAAACGGTACCCGAGGTTGGCATTCGACTGGTTCTCCATAGGAAACCAGCCGGCGGGGACCGTCGCCAACTCAGTGGTGCCGGGACAATACCATGGGCACCAAAAGATGTCATGAGCGAGAATAGTGGCTTACTACCCTCCAGGATGATCGCTAGGCCACCCGCGCGGGTGCCCGTTCTCGTGGTCGGCAAGGGGCAAGGGCGCGGGTCATGGGGCAACCGCCAATGCATGAAATTGTGGTGAGGGCTGTCTGCTCATTGCAACCCTCCCCATGCTGCCGTTCAAATACGCAAATCCGTTACCAAGGTTCACCGTCCCAGTGTTCATGGTTATTGGAGTGTTGTTAGTACCAATAGTTCCACCGTTTGCCCGCACCGACGAGCCATTCCCACCCCAATAAACCGACGAAGCAAATCTCGCAGCAATTGTTCCCGCCGCCGCCTCTCCTCGCGCACGATTGCCAGCCCCGTAGTAAGTAATTGTCTTAGTGGAGACTGAGTAGTAAATTTCCGCACTTCCGCCAAACACCAGCAAATCGGGAACTGTTCCAGCCGCCGAGTTTGTCACAAAATAAAAGTTCTTCGCCCCTAGCGCCGCCGTCTGCCCAGCCCCGATCAGCGTTACCACGTCCGCCGCGCGGGCACATGGAGCCGTTACGCATGGCATAAACGGCGTTCCGAAAGCACCATTCTCAAGATTGAAGGCGTTGAGAGCCCCAGTAACGGCGACGACGCACGTCCCTGCCGTAACAGTGACCGTTACCGGCGCTCCATTCGTTGCGGTCCCAGCGCACCCCGTTGCGGTCCCGTTGCTCAGCTCCGCGGACCCTTCGCCATTTACCCAAAGCGTGACCGCGCCCGCGGGGAGCGCGGCGGAGGTCTGCGTTGCCGGGGCCGCGGAGTTTGACAGGTATTGATTGCGGGCCTCATAGATTTGCTGCCCAATTCCAGGTGAGTTTGTAAAAGTGCCCGCGGGGAGCGTCCAGTACACCGCGCCGGAAGCCGACGACGGAAGCAGTGTCGTTTCGACTTGCGCTCGCGTAATGGCCTGAACTGTAACGCAATCACGCTTGATACGATTGATGGTGCAAGTGCCAAGGTTCTTCGCGTAGTTATTGTCCAGCGACGACTGCGTAATGGTGCCGGTCTGCACACCCTGAAGCATCGACACGCGCATGCCGGGATGCATGGCCGAAGCCGAGCACGCCAGCCCGAATACGAGCAATCCTACGAATAAAGCCCGAAGCAGTTTCATCTTACAGCCCCGCGGTATTGTCCCACATACCATTGATGGAAACGTGCGGGTCGCCGACCGAGCCCGGCGATACAGTCGCGGTCGTCACGGCCTGTATCCATATCTTACCCGCCGCATCGGCCTTCATGTGCATAGCCATATTATTATAGACGCCACTCGTCTGTGTCACGCCTTGCATGGTCGAGGGGGTAATGACAAAATACCCACCGGGCGGGCGCTTGTCGTCGTCTGCGGCGGAAAGCGCAAAAGTCGCGCCATCGTCGCACGCAGTGGGCTGAGCGTTGAAAATATAGAACGCGACCGGGGACGTCAGCCCCGTCTGCCAACGCAGGCTGACGTTGTCGAGGATCACGCCACCATTTGCGAGCGTGGTAACCGTGAACGACTGCGTCGGCCCGAGGCATTGATTGGCTGCGTGCGACGAGGCTGCGACCGTAAGCGTTGCGGATTGCTGAAATTCACCACCAACGCTGACCGTGCCTGAGTTCACCACCACCCCATTGGTCGTGCCGGGCGTAGTCTGGTCGATCTTGACCGGCCACGCGTTCGCGCCTGCGGTGCCTTGGTTTGCAGTAACGGTGCCGGAAATGACCCCTGAAATCACACACCCGCTGTTTGGAAGTGTGGGAAGTCCTGATCCGGTAGAGATTGACAGGGTCGTTGTGGATGTCGCGGTAATTGCCGCAAGATAGGTCTGGCCGCTTGAATTGTGGGCAAACGGACACCCGGGATTGAGCAGAAGATTGGACGTCGTTGCCACAACACTCGAATTTCCCAACACGATGTAGGCCGCATTCGAGCCGGTATTGACGATTAGCGCTGTTGGACTTGTTGACGGCAGAGCCACACGCGCCGATGAAGCGGTGACCGCAAGCGTGACAGGTGTCGCCGTGGGCGAAAACGGCTGCACGCTTTGGGCGGCGGCGGCCACGGTGGCGAGGAAGATAAGAATCAGGCTGGAAAGAAAACGGCGCATGGCCACGGGCTCCTTTGGAAGGATAGCCGGCGGCCATGCGCCAACTCGGATTGCTGAAAACAAGGCTACCATATCACTACGGCAGCGTCATCAACATCGGCCACCGCGGCGCATCGGCGTGACACCGGAATTTGGCGGCGGTCCGGCGGTCGCGGTGAAGTCGGGGGCCGGAGGGGCCGCACTGTTGAGCGCGGAACCGGGCGACGATGCGGTCGGAAGGATTGGCGGTTTTTGGATCGGCGGTCGCCGCATGAACCGGCGTAACGGCTTGGCAGATTTTGGGAGTTTGGGCTTGCCACCGCGGCGCAGTTTGATGTCGGCATGCTTGCCGCCGTGCTCCTGGGTCTCGTGCTGGCTGATGCCCTTCTTGATCATCACCTTGTCGGCTGCAGCGTCGTCGTGGACCATGCCGCCCTTGGCAAGAGGAAGTGCCTTCTTGGGGATGTCTGGCGTTTCTTTCCCCGTGCGCTTGTGCATGTACGACGTATGCGAAATTAGGCCCATGCCGGGCTCGTCGTATGCCTTGCTGATCTGGTCGTAATCGCCGCGGATATCCGGCCTCGGTTTTGGAACTGGTACCTTCTCGACCTTCCCTCCATCTGCCTTGCACATCCGTCCGCCATGCGCTTTCGCCACCGGCGACTTGCCGCTACCGATCGATTCCTTGAACCCGAAATCCTTCATCATGGCGGTGTGCTTGCCGGCCGGACCGCCGAAAAAGTCCTGACCCTCCGGCAAATGTACGATGTTCTTGCCCATGGCCTTAGCCCTTCTTCTTGTGGGAGAAATCGCCGCTGATGAAACGCTTGCCGAGGTTGCCAGCAGCCCGTAGCGACGGGTCAGGGCTGTGGCTTGCCTTCTCGGCAGCTTGGAGGGTGGAGATGCCTTCGCGTTTGGCCATGGCCTTCAGGCGCCCAGGCCTATGGACTGCAGCCTTTATGAAGCCGCCTTTGGCCTCGCCGGGCGGGTAATAATCGGTCCCGTCGTCGAGCGGATCGGTCCGGGCTGATGTCTTGGTCTGCTTTGGTGCCGGGGCGCGGGACGGCGGCGCCTGGCGCCTGGCTGGCTTCGTGGGCGGCGTTCCGAGTTTGGACGGCGGAATGGGAGTGTCGGCGTCCATGGGGATGCCTGGGCCGCGCCGGACCTGGCCGCCCTGGGCCAGTTTGGTAGGGCCAGACGATCGCGATACGGCGAAGTGGTGGGCGGAGAAGTCCTCGCCGTCCCTGAGATACTTGACCACGGGATACCCTCCTACACTGGACCGCGCTGCTGGAGGATAGTCCCCCTGATGCCGCCAACTGCCGTCAGGGTCCACCGAGCGGCGCGCACCGGCGCCACACCACGGGATTCCGAAAGCACGGTCTTGCCGGTTCCGTGTTGATTGACCAAGTCGTCCCAGGGCAGCCAGATGATGGGCTGACCAGGCTTCAGCCACGTCCCGTAGACGTCATCGTAGGTGACATCGAGTTGGTACGTGGGGGCCCCGGAAAGCACGTAGGCGACAGCCGATGCCTGAAAAAGCGGCTCGTAGTTGTCGAGGGGAACCGCTGGTGCCGAAGCCCATCCGTTTGTTCCTGCCGTGACGTTGGCTGCCGTGGCGCCGGACCCCGCGATGTTGGTGACCGTCAAGAAGTCGGTCAGGCTCATCGCATCGCCAGCGTTGGCACCGGCCAGTGTCTCGGTCGCCGCAACGGAGTTGGTTGGATTACCGGGATCGAGTTTGGTGCCAGTGATGGTCCAGGTCAGCAAGTGATCGTCGCCAACCGAGGAGATGATGAGGCGCCGGGCCGCACCCCCACTGTCCAGTGTGGCAACGCCGCCGGAAACCAGAGAGCCGTTAAGCGTCAGATTTCCAGCGGCGCCAAGCGATTGAGCCAGTGCCACGCCGTTGGCAACAGCCGCCGTGATTTGCAAATCCTGGATCATCGGATGGGACATGAAACGTCACTCCCTAAAGGTCGTCATCCGCCAGGGTATCGATAATGGCGTCGGCAACGGCAAGCAGATCTTCGAAGGCCGGGGAGCCGCGGAACAACTGCTTGGCCAAGGCTGTTCGAGCATTGGCCTTGGCCTTCACACGGAAGGATTCGGCTTTCGAGAGTGTTGCCGGTTCTGCCGCTGCCGTCGCTGTTGACGCCGTAGAACTGGCTTCCGTTTCGCCGGTGCTGGCGGCCACAGGGGTGTCGACCTGCGGCTCGGCAGTGGCGGCGGGGGCCGTGGTCTCCACTGGCGCGGAGGTCTCGGCTGGTGCCGGATCGGCGGCCGACGTGGCCGCCTCCGGTTCTTGGGTCTGGACTGGTTCGTCGGTCATGACTTCTCCTTATGCGACCGTAATTGCCTTGCCGCCGTTGGCGGATGGCGCGGTCATGTTCATCTGGACGTTGGCGGTTGGCGCGGTCTGCCAAGCCGTGGCGCCGTAGAACGCGCTGTCGTATAGGCGGACTGCGCCGCCCGCTGCCAGTACGACATTGAAGACCTGAGCCATAACAGTGGCGCCGGCCGACACTTCGTTGCCAAAGCGGGTATTGATGAATTTGACATACCGATCAATGCCGCCTGCACCGACAAGAAGATGCGAGGAAGCGTCGCCAGAGGCGCCGAGATAGGCTTCGAAGTCGCAGTTTTCGAAGTAGATACGCGGTGTGCCGACGCCAGACACGGTATCCGGCGCGATTTCCACCGTATAGTTGGTGACGTTTCTGGTCGTGGTGTCGACCCCGAACACGCAGTTGCGGAACGTCACCTCGCCTTCGTCCGCGGCGATCTTGAGCGCGCGAGCCCCGGTCAGGTTGGCCGTTCCAGTACCCGCCGTGCCATCGCCAAAGCCAAGGAACTCGACATTGTCGTAGCTGTTGCGACCGCCGATCTCCGACCACGCAATGAGCGCCGCCGCGGTATTGGAGAAGCCGTAGAACGCCTGGAAGTTGGCAAACATGCAGCCCTGGCCGCTGACCTCGACCAGTTTGTTGAAGCCCGCCGTTCCGGCCAGCGTTGTTGCTGGCGAGAGACGGGCCCGCTTGCCGCGCTTAGTGGGTGCGCACAGGCCGACAAGGTGGGTCTTTGACTTGCTCCACGCCAGCGTTGCGCCGAGGTGAACGGAGCCAGAGAAGAAGCACACATCGTTATAGCCGTCGCGCATCTGCGCATAGGCCGCATCGATCGTGGCAAAGGGACGATTGGCGGCGCCGGAGTTGCCATCCGAGCCATTAGTCTCGTCGACCCAGAAGTACTTTCCGCCGAACGGAAGAATGCCGCCAACGCCAAACGTCAGCGCGCCATAGGACGAGATGCCGTTCGGGAAGTTGGTGGTTTCGATGTCAAGGGCCATTTCAGCCTCCTTAGCGCCACCTCATCGGGGCGCGAATTAAAACCCGGTCAGGTCCGACGAAACGCTGCGCTATGCAATCGTCTTGTCGGACCCGCGTAGGAACGTTGGCTCAGAGCCCCGGCGTTCCGAAGTCGGCCCGAGGATCGCTGTTGCCGACGGCATAGCGCGAAGTGGCCTTGTACTTCATGCTGTCCGTCTCGAAGTCGCCCTCCATCGAGCGCTTGACCTGCCGACGAACCACGACCTTGTTGCCTTCCGGAGCATTGGTGATGATCCACCACGCCGTCGGCGAGGTCAGACGGCTCACCGTGTAGGCGCCTTCCGGCAGGAGGTTCTTCGACTTGATCGGGTTCAGGTCGTTGTTGCCGGTCGAGGAACGCAGGATTGAATTCAAGATGACTTCGGCCTGGAGTTCGTTGGCGGGAGCGACGACGAGGGCGCGCGGCTTGAGGTTGATCTTCTTGCCGTTGGCGTCGACCGAGTTGCGGATCTGCGTAAGCATCTGCTCGACGGAGGTCTGCGACAGGGCGGCCGAGGAGGCGAGCTGGTTCGACCAGTAGCCGCCGGTGGCCAGGGGATGCGCCGCGCTGATCAGGCTGACGCCATCACCGCCGGCATAGCTGGAGTTGAACGACCGGTTGAACACGTTGGCGCACAGCGTTTCCTTGGTCTCGACCAGGGACTGTGCGAGGTGGCGCGAGTATATCTGGCCGATGGCGATGTGATCGCCGTCTTCCACCAGGATCTGGGTAAGCGCAAAGGCAAGGCCGTAGACCTTGTACTGGTAGCGCTTGCGGAACAACTCGCCGCCGGACTGATAGGTGACGGGGGCGCCGTCCGGAAGTTCCGGGGCCGCGCCGAAGCCATAGAGGAACGGTTCCTCGTGGTAGCTGCGGGCAATACCGGTGATCTCCTTGAACGGGCCTTTCCACTCGTCTTCGCGCTGGTCGTAGACGCCGTCGAATTCGGTGTTCAAGATCGGGGACACAATGCTCTTGAAGAGCGCTGATGTCATCGGGGTGGCCATTAAGGTCTCTCCTTATAGATGGTTGGGCGAGTCTGGCCGTTAGCCGATGCTCGTCTGGTAGCCGCTGACGATCTGCGGATACGCGACCGACACGATGAGGTCGGTGTACGCATCGCCGACCGCGCTGTAGATGCCCGGATAGAACTCTTCGAGCACCAACTGGCCCTGCGACGAAGCAGCAACGCCGGCATAGGCCGCGGTGCAGTTCGACAGACCGGTGACCGTGTTGCCGGCGACGAAGTTCGACAGATTGAACTGCGAACCGAGCAGGGGCTGGGCCACGGTGCCATCCGCCTGGATGCGGAAGCGCGTTCCGGGAGTCCATGCCGGGATGATCTGGGCGTACATCACTTCGAGCGCGTTGTTGGTGCCCGCGGCGCAGGCAAAGGTCATGCCTGTCGGCCAGAAGGGTGACGGACGCGGATCGCCGCCGGTCGGCGTGTAGAAGCAGCCAAGGAACACCCCACAAATCTTGTCGGTGTTGGCGGTGACGGCTTCGAGCGTGCCGTAGGTCGGATTGATCTTCACGGCGCTGCCGTAAAAGATATTGGAGGCATAGCCGGACGTAATGCCGTTCGGAATCGTCAACGGGCGGACCTGACCGGTCTGGTCGTTGATGACCTGAAGGCCATACGGCGAGGAAGTTGAAGCCATTGGGGTGCTCCCACGTTCATTGTTGAACCGTGGACACCTTCGGCAGAATCGTGGGGCTCCTTACCGCACGAAGGCTGGCGCTGGTATCCGTTTTGCGAGATCCAGCATTGCATCACCTTCGATGAGACGGCTTCCACGGTCTTCCAGCAGATTGGCAGCAGCATCGATCTTGGTCCTGATCGTCTCTTCCTGGAAGAGCGGGGCCTCGTGATGAGCTTCAGCCATCATTTTCTGGAATAGTCGGTTCGGAAGTTTGGCGGCGATCATTTCGTTGATCATCACGCAGCCGGCGAAGTCGCCGTTTGAAACGCCCATTGCGCGGAATTCTGGGCCAAGCTCCTTTGCGCGGATCAAGGTATATCCTTGGCGCAAACGCGAGGCGACCGTATCGCTTTTGGACGATGTCGTGAGCCAACAGGTATGAAAGCCGGGAATCTCGGGAAGGTTCGGCAATGCCGACTGGTTGTTCGGCGACATGAAGATGGCGACGCGTTCTTCGTCGCTCAGGTTCTCCGATTCGTCGACAGTGTACCGGTCGTCCGGCGGCAGGTCGTCGGGATCGTCATCACGCACGGGATCTGGCGCAAGACGGCGAGCACCCTTTTGCGGACCCGGTTTCTTGTGGGTCTTTGGGGTACTGGTCACGGGCTTCCGCGTCTTCGACTCGTTGGTCGGTGCCGTCAGCCTGTCTTCGCGATCTACCATGGTGTGAGTCCTCTATCGACCTGTGCGCAGTGCGGCACGGTCTTCGGCCGCCCACTGGGAGGCAACCTGGAAAAACTTTGCTCGATCGATGGGCTTGTTGTTCTCATCGATATATCCGGCCTGGAACGCGGCCTTGGCGCGCTCCGGGGTTAGGCGGAACACGTTCTTGTTGCCGCCGGCCGAGCGCGATGTGCTGGGCGCCCCGGTCGGGGGGCCGCGGCGCACCGGTGGGGCCTGACGCGCGGCCTGCGGGCGCGGCGCCGGCTGGCGGGCGGCGGCAGTATCGTCGGCGGCGAATCGGTGGGGCAGGCGCTCGGTGGCGAGGTCATAGACCCGGTCCCAGAACGCCTCGGTCTCCGGGTTGAGCCCGGAATTGCCGACCGACGTTTCGATGGCGGTGAGAATGCTGGAGTCGAGTTCGGAGCCCGGCGAGTTGTACCACGGTGCATCGCCGTCGATGAAGTCTTTGGCAAGGCGCGTCGCGACCGGGCTGACGCTGGGGGCCTGCTGCTGGCGCTGCGGGGCCTGCCGCTGCTCGGTCTGGCGCGGCGGATCGCGGTCCTCGTCACCGGCGGCCGGCGAGCGGGACTGGCGCTGCTTGACGAGCTGGTCGAAGTTTTCGACCGCCATGCCAAGCTTTGTCTTGGTGACAAAGGCATTTTGCCGGTCGCGGTCGATCTGCCGGGCCCGCGCCATGTCACCGGATTCGATGGCGCTCCAGTATTCGTCTTCGAGGGCGGCGTGGCGGCGTTCGGCGTCGGCCACTTTGGATTCGAGCCCTTCTCGCTGAGACCGAAGATTGGCCTCGGTCAGCTCGTTGAGGCGGGGCTCGACAGTGCCGTACCGCTGCGTAACCTCGGCAAGCTGCTGGCGTAAATTGTCGATTTCGGCATAGGTGCGGCTCAGTTCGGCGGTGGTGCGCTCCTTGGCGGCGCGCTGCCGCATCCGGCGGCTGGACCGGGACTCGTGTGCGCCGGGAGCGGGTTCCTGGCGGCGGCGATCGGCCTGAGTGTTCGCGGCGCGGTCTTCCGGCTGCGCACCGTCTTGGTCCTGGTCGGTCCCGTCGTCAATAACGATGTCGTAGTCGGGGACGATTTCGCCGTCTCTGGGCTGGTGCGTCGAGGTAATGACTTGCTGATTTTGGGGCGCCTGTTGGTCGGCGGCGGCGTCGTCATTGACCGGCGCGGCAGAATCGGTGGGGGCCTGCTGCTCGACTGGCGCAAGGACTTCCGTTCCGTCGCCGTCGTCATCGGCTGCTGTCATAACGTTTCGAGTGCTGGCCATGTGTGGCGTCCCTAGTCTGCGTAGGCAATGATCCGTAAAGGATCACTGGTGATCTTGGCGATGATGTCCTTGGCCTTGAACCAGGCGAAGGTGATTTCCTCTTCATCCTCGGTGGTGGTCCACTTGCGGTCCGTGTCGAAGTCGCGAACGGGATGCGACACTTTGCCTTTGACGACAAAGCGCTGACCGCCGTACTGCGGGATTTCGACGTGATCTCCGACCTTGAACCAAGGCCCTTCCGGCCACTCGACGTGGACCAGGACTGGATTGCCATCACTGTCTTCGGCGTCGCGGGTGGACTTGAAGCACATCGGGCCGATGGCGACGACCTTGGCCACACGGGTGTTGTAGTACTCGGTCGAGCGGTCGGCAGGGGCCAGCATGATGCCGCCCTTGGTCACGCTCTTGGGTTGCCTGATCTGAACCAGGATGTTCGCGCCGAACGGTTCGCGGCCGGGTTCGACGCTCGGAAACGCCTCCTCATAGGAGGAATACTCAAACGTCGGACCACTGCCGTAGGTGGCAAATGATATTGGTGCGGTGTTATCGGGTACAGCGCTCACGATAGTTCGTCTTCCTGTTCTCGTTTGGCCGTCTTGATCGTATCGAGCGCTTTTGAAAGCCCCAGAACCGTGCCCTTTGCTAAGTCCCAGCTATGGATGTCTCCTGGCTGGATGTCGTTAAAGGCTGCGTCCTTGGTTCTCCGAATTTCCTCGCGGATCGCGTCCTCGATACGTTGTGGCCTCATGATCCGGCAGGATTATCCAGGGGATGAAGAACAGCAACGTGCATCCACAAGGGTTTGTATGGCGGCAGTAAAGAAAGTAATATCCCGAACAGGTAACCCAAAACCGAGTAGGCGGAAAACCGGAATGAGCACTCACACCAGGGAATGGCTGACCAGAAAAGAAGCAGCGTCTTATCTCATTTCGCTTGGCTACATCCTGACACCGCAGACCCTTGGGCGGCTCGCGTCCGAAGGTAAGGGGCCGCCCTACAAGCTGACGCTGAGCCACATCACGGCATACAGCCGGCAAGAACTTGAAGTGTGGGCAAAGGCGAACACCAAGGAGATCACCGCCGCTGATCTTCGAAAGAAGCGCGCCAAGATGGAGTCCAAGCGGAGAACCAAGGGGAGCGCGCCCCACAACACGACGGCCTGCGTGGGTGGCGCGCTGGCGTCCGCGGCCAAGTCATCATCGTAGCCCACTAATAGAAAAGCGGCGGGGCTTTCGCCTCCGCCGCTCAAGTGCCTGAACAAGATGTTGTTTGCGCCCCTAGTTCGGGCCGGGTGACTCGACGATCGTGCATGTCAGCGCCGATCCAAAATGATCTGCGATTTCTGATGGCGTCATTTGGTGGGTAGTTTTTACGCCGGAGACGACAAACCCATAAAGAGTGTAAACAACGCCGTCTTTTGTGAGCCCAATGGCTTCAACGCCATTTTCGTCGATGTAGATACAATTTGCACCACTGCGCGCCAAGACCTCCTTCGGGGTTGGTACTCTATCAACGTCCGACATAGATCTCTCCACCTGTTTTCCACCGCCGCAGATCCCGTTAGCGCTTGCCGCCCTTCGCCGGGGCAGGCTTCGCCGAACCATTCATGCCTTTGATCTTGCCGGTCGTCGCCAACTCGTAATGCTGCCGCACGGGTCCTGCTGGCGGCGCGCTACGCTTGGGTGCCGGGGTGCTCTTGGTCGTCGCCATGGGAATTCTCCTTTTCCGCTGCAGCGAGGGCCGCATCGTACTCGGCTTGGGACGCCCAGACAACCGGCTTGGCGGTAAGAATGAGCCTGGCTCGGATTCGGCACTTGGAGATAAAACGCGGCCGATCCAGCGTCCAGGTCTTACCGGTGCGTCCGCTGTACTCCATGAACAGGTGCGGCTCGGCGTAGCGCCAGAACAGAGTAAGCGGGCCCTCGCCCGGCCGGCGCAGCGCCTCGCACGCCGCCGCGTATTTGTTGAAGGCTTCGAGGAACTTGGCACACGCCTCCTTTTCGCTGCTCCAAACCGCGGAACCTGCCATGTCCCCGACAACGCCGGGGAGTTCGGCCGGAAAGCGCCGGCCGTGTGCGGGTGTTCCGATCACAACGTAGGTCTCGCCAGTGTTGCAGCGCGCGCCAAGCAACCCCATCCGGCACGGATACCGGCGCTCGATCTCCGCGCGGACCAAGCCGATCACAGCAAGTTTCTCCGGAGCACGGCGCAGTAGTAGGCTTCGACGTCAAAGGCATAATAGTTGGCTATGTTTGGCGTGACGTTCCACTGGTGAAGACCGCTATCGCGACCGACAACGTCAATGGTCTCGATAGTACCAACTGCATCCGGCCATGTGTCGCCCCAGTATGGACGCCACCAAACCTCACCCGTCCGCATCCACGGATGGCGGCGCCAAAGCGTGCGTGTCTCGTGAATAATCTTGGCGGTTTCTTGGTGCCCGACAAGTCGCGCTGCAACTTCGTCAAACCAGAACCACACCCTTTGAGTGAGAGGCCGTCGAAAAGGCCACAGTGTGCATTGCATGGCACGTTCCGGAGGGCAGTCACGTAGATTGCGAAGCGTGATGTTGTGGCTTGGACCAAATGAGTAGGCAACTTCTCCCGCGCCGCTCATTGTTGCGTCTCCGGGATCGAAGAGACGGCGCCACCAATTGCCAGATTGAGTTCGTAGCAGAAGCAGTGCCCGCCATTGGGGACCGTTGGCCATGCCGCGTTGATGCTTAGGCCGCGCTGCGTCGGAATGACGACAGTATTTGGTGGCATCCGCTTGCAGACTCGGACGTCGGCGCCAAAGACTATCTGTCCCCGCTCATCCCTGGGGGCTTCGGAGAATTTGCAATTGCTGCACGGCATTTGTGGTGTCCTTGTCGGGGTTTAAGTTGATGTGGTGTGCGATGGGGCCGCGATCCGCGACACGGGTGTCAAACGCGATCAGATCGCCTTCGATGGGATCGTAGTCGCGACGGCGCGGCAGACCGGCATCCGTGAAGTAATAGTCTTTTCCGTCGTTTCCGGTAATGAAGCCGAACCGCTTGTCCGTGTCGTAGAATTTTACCGTACCGAGCATTGTGTTTCTCCGGTGTGTTCCGGCGTGACCTGTTGGCGCCGTGATTATTCTTCCGTTCGCCCCTCAAAGGCAAGTGTCTGGTTACATGCCCCCCAACGTCGTGCCGTCCCGATAGCGCGACTCGTGCCCTGCCCGTATGTTGAGAAGTGCAATATCTTCCGCCTCTTGCCCCTGCATGGCGGTTTGGGCCAGCCGAGTCTTTGCGGCGATCTGTGCGTTCGATTCGGTAATCCGATTGCGATCTGCCAGGATGGCGTTCTTTGCGGAGTCGGACTGTGCTGTTTGCTGGAGCTTGGCCGCGGCCAGCGCCGATGTGGCCTGGTCGTTTTGCGCCCGGCGCGCCGTCTCGGCCTGAGCCGACTGCAGCGCAACCGTGGCGGGGTCCGCGGGGGCGGGCGGAGATATCTGCTTGAGCATTTCATAGGCCTGCTGAAGTTGCGGCGCGATTTGTTGATAGAGGCCAGCGGCGTAGGGCACAACTTTGCCACTGGCGACGGCCAGGAGTTTGTCGAAGGCCGCCTTCACCTCGCCATCCGGCGACATGAGGTCCGCGGCGCTGCTGTTGGTGGCGAAGTTGACAATGTCGTTCGACAGTTTGGCGTAGGCGAAGATGATGTGCTGTGCAACATGGTCGAGGAATGCGGGAATGAACTTTGGCGCGATGAGCGGGTTCATGCCAAAGGCCGGTGACGTGCCGAACTGCAAGTGCGTCATGATGTGAGCGAAGTGGTCTTGGTCCATAAAAACCGCGACGGGCTTGGCCAGCGCCATGGCCACGTTCTCGTTGACCGCGTTCTGTTCGGTGGGAACGTTGTCCGGGATAAGGAACTCGTCGGGATCGTCGATTCGCAGAAGTTTGAGCAGGCGCATTTCGACGGTGCGGCCCTGGTAGCGCTCGGGGTGCGCGTCGGATCTGGCCAACACGGCCTGGATCTGTGCCATGCGTTGCTGGTCGCTGTAGATCGTCGGATCGCTGACCGGCGCAACGTCGAGCTGGCTGTCGAAGTCCTGCCGGCTGATGAACAGTTCCTGCCCGGCGGCGTCGATTGTGATCGGCTCGTCCGGCAGGTACATTCGGTTGAGCCGGTGTAGCCCAGATAAGAAGCGGTCAAACGCGGAGTGGAACCGGCCATGCACCGCGGAGAAGACGACAAGCCCCTCCTCGACGCGGGAAAGCTGGGTGCCGACCGGAACGTTGGGATTGCCGTCGACGTTCATCTCGTCAAGTGAGGTGCGAACCGCACCCTTGCCCGCCTCGACCACGAAGCCAAGAAGCTGGAACAGAACGCCGGACGGCTCCTTGCTGTTGAACTGCATGACGCGCTGGCGGATGTCGTTCATGCCAGGGCTGGCCCCGCCGTCGAGCTGCTGAAACTCGCCAAACTTGGGTGCCAACGTCTTGGAACTATCTCCCGTTCCACCCTTGAGAACGAAGCCGCCTTGCGCGTTGGCGATCATGGCGGAGTCGAGAAGGGCGCGAAGCGATCCGGTCGCCGCGCCTGACAGACCGCCAATGATGTGGGGCAAGCCAATCGAGTGCGAGCCGCGCCACGGGATGAACGGAAACTCAAATACGTGATCGATCGGTTCGCGCGTCTTGTCGTCTTCTTCCCAATCGCGATACAGCGCCAGAACCTGCTTGGTGGTGACGTCAAGGGTAAGGAGATACGGGTAAAGCCGCCCTTCTTCCTCATGGGACAAGACCTGTGCCATCTCGGGCGAGATTTCGAGATAGGCCATGGTTTCGTAGGTGTCGCGGTCACCATCGATGTTCATGCCGCCTGACGTGACGCCTTCGATCTTCTCGTTGGCCTCTTCCGGCTTGGTTGGGACCGGATCGGTGGAAGCCTTCGGGAGGCTGAGGTCGCGATACATGCCCGCGTCGACCCGGTCCTGCATCGTGACACGCGAGATCGTGTCCAGCACGGTTCGGCGCTCCGCGGCGTACCAGCCGCCAGCGTTCTTGGGGATGATGCACTTATCGCGAGGTAGAAACTGGACACGCGGCCGCTCCAGTTTGGGGTCGTACCAGAGTTTCAGGTAGCCGTCCCCGGAGAGTGGGACCTGGGTGAGCATCGATTCGAGTTGCGACCGGGCCTCTTTGATCTGGTCCTTGAGCTGCCAGTTCATGAAGTCGACCTTGCGCTTGGCCCGCTCGGTCTTGTCCTTGGTCGGCTTACCCATGATGCGCTGACGCACCGGGCCGCCGGTCGGCCAAGCCTCCTTGATGATCCGGGCCTCGTAGTCGATGCACGCCTCGGTCAGCATCGGGTGGACCACTTTGGACGCACCGTCAAAGGCGGCACCGCCGGGCGCATCCTGGCCAAGACCGGTGCGCCGGATGCCCTCCTCGTAGAGCTTGTCGCCGGGTTCCCGGTCGTTCTTATCCTGCTCGATCTTCTGAATGAGATCGGTGGCGATGCTTTGAAGGATGTTCTCGGGGACGATTTCGGCCAGGTTATCGTAGAACCCGCCGGTCTCGCGCTCGTAGGTCTCGTCCTCGCCCATGGTGTAGGTGACCGAGCCATCGGGTTCTTCTTCGATGGTGAGGTCGTCTTCTGGCGGGGGCAGCATGAGGTATTCGCCAGCCGAATCACCGTCACTGGCCTGGTGGGGCTCTTCGTAGGGGATTTCCACGGTGTCGTCGTTGGTGGCCATGCGGTCCTCTGGCGTGAGAATCCGCCGGCGGCTGGGCGCCAACGCAGGGGTGGGGCTATCGGGCGGAGACTACCGCAAAATGTTCCGGGCCGCTACAAGCCTTGGTCGGGACGATGCCGGGCGGTGCCGCGTCTTTGGCGCCACCGGTCGATCAGGCTGGCAACCCACATCACCAGCGCGGCAAACGCCAGAACGATACCCAGGAAATAGGGAAGCAGCACTGAGTCGCCCACGGCTTTTGCCGGGGCAGTTTCGCCCATATCCGGGGTGGCGTCTACCTGCGGGGCGGCTTCTTGGCCTTGCGAGGTTTCATGGGCCGGCGTTGGCGGGGCGGCATGAAGTCGTCGCCGTGCTTGGCGCGCCACTCGTCCAGGCTGATTCCGTCCCGCTCGGCGGCGCGCTTCTGGCGCATCAGGAGCCGCTGCCTACCGAGGTACTCTGGGGTCTGCTTGGCGGCTGGCGTCGGAAGGGGTGGTGTTGAGGATGGATCGGTTGCCACGAAGTCCGGGGTCTTGGGACGCGGCAATAGTGGTGGGCGCCTTGTCGGCTTGGGCTTGGCGGCTACCGGCTTGGTAGGCGGCTTCTTTCCCCATGACGAGCGGGGCGGCGCGGGCGGAGGATCGCCCGGCTTGCGGGTCGAGCCGGACTTCGTGTGTTCGTTTGGGGGGTGATTCCCGCCGCACTGGCGACAGTAGACGATGTCGAGTTTCATGCCGGCGTTTCCCCTTCATTTGAAATGTCATCCGTTGGATTGAAGATGGGGAACAGATGGCCGATGTATATCTCACCTCGGTTTTTCATGATTTCCGAGATTGCCCGAGGTGTCATCACCTCCCAACTGTCCGGCTTTACGATTTCGTCACCCTCGGGAGTGGTGAAAACGTTTTTCTTTCCCAGTTTGATTGCAGGTAAGGAATCGCCGGAGCCATACCTGACCATGCAGTTGCACCTGCTGAGGCTCCAAAGCATGTGGTCGCGATCACACTG